CCAGTGCGTCCTTGTTGCGCTGAGACTCACGGTTCTCACGAGATTCATGCGACTCAATCGTTCAATAATAGTGTACGGTGTCAAGGGGGATTTCCGACCGTGCTGCATACGTATATCGACCTCTCAAATTTCTGTCATTTTTTACGGAATAATGACTCTAAATACTGCTTCTTTAGTTGTAAACGCTGCTCTTTGAGGTTCAATAACGGCCATCTTTCTAGTTTTAGGGCGTATTTGATCTTCCTCCATCGAGCTAGCAAGGCCCTTTCTAAGGCTGCAAATAGCTTCATGTTGGTTAGTTGGAGTAGGTTATTAAGGAATATCCACTCATAGGATATTAGGTACAGGAGAGGAGTCCACCCTTCTCTTCCCCTGTATAAGTGCGTGATCGACCTAACGCCAGTTATAGTGGTCGTTGTAGTCGTCTAGACCCTGACATTCACGCCTTTGGTCAAGATCGTACCCCATTACGAGGTGATTTGCGCTTGCTTGAGGGTTATCAAGGAACTCTGCAAGCGTATGTTCCCATTCTTCAGTCTTTCTAAGCCTGATTTGGTCTTGTGCAGAGATAGATAGGGCATCTGTAAAGTATTTTACGCCTTGAGCTAGACAATCTAGCCTATCATCGTGTTTTACAGCCCTTTTATCTCGACACATGCGACTCATCTGATAAAATAGCATATAGAGGAGCCTTTCTTCAGCTGGACTGTCTTGGTTGGACGCATAATCCCAATCAATGACACCACGGTCGACAATAAGACGATGCTGATTAAGAACAGGCTCAAGTGAGTCGATAATTCTGTCTTCTTTCCGAACATTTGCACGTACCTCTTCAATATTGATGTTTTGTTTCGTGTTGATAAGATGTTTTTTAAATAGTTCACCTACGATGCCATCTCCAAAGTTTGTCTCAATAACCAAGCTTGTAACTCCATAGTCTCTGCATTTGGAAAGGATGTCGAGCAAGGTACTATCCGAGTACCCGTCTCTGTAGGCTGACATCTCATGCAGATAGATGAGTCCATTTCGTTGAGAGAGGAAGGCGGCAGCTGTTTCATCCGTTCCACGACCGCTTGGGTCAACGCTGCAAATCGTTTCATCATAACTGCTCCACTCTCCCACGAGTTGCATTGGAGAGTAAAAGTAATCACCCGGGAGGCCGACGGTTGGGGCATCTCGAATGACTTTACTAGGATCGCTGCACCATATGATGTTTTCGGGAGCAGTGTTAGGGTTAACAGAAGTGACGATAAGATCAGCCATCTTAAGGGGGAATTTTTGTGCATCTGATAAGGTTGTGTCTAATTGAAACTGAAGCATAAAGTTGCTACGACCCATAGATGCTTCACGTTCTATGAGATCTTCGTCTGTGAATCTATCATCTGTTGGAGCCCATTCTTCCGCACCCATATCAACATCTTCTTGGATTTCGGGTGCAAGGATCCCCTCATATTTAGATAGCTTGTCTTGTCTTGGGTATCTGGCCGGCCAAACAAGTGGTCGATAATTCCGCTCCGCGAGCCTACGATAAATAGTAAAAGTAGTCTGAGGAGTCCCGAGATACATAATACGAGAATCGCTTTTCGGCGTAAGGATGGATTCTGCTTCTGTGCAGAGTTGTAAGAGTTTTTCACGCATGAACTCCGTAAGTGAGTTACCCGGTACTTCTACGTCATCCAAGATCATCAGGTCTGCACGAGATCCTGTCAGCTGTCCGGTAATACCAACTGACTTGACTGATGGTGCTTGGTGTGGGCTACAGTTAACATCAAAGCTGATCCTTGACCATCTACTGTCGTCCGACTTAGGTTGGAGGTGTTTTAACCAAGGTGTGTCTATGATGAGTTTCTGTAGAAAGATTGACATGTTGTCTGCACGTTCTTTTGATGCAGAGATTATCATGACCTTTCTTTCTGCGTCATTAAATAGTGTCCATAATACGAACGCACCAGTAATCCACGACTTACCTACACCACGAAACGCCTGCACTTGCAAACGCTTCGGGCCGTTTTGTAGGTAGTCCGCAATCGCGTACTGTGCCCTCGTAGGACTTGGCAAGCCCAGCTCTGCCCACAATGCCTGTAGGAAGAGCTTGAAGTCTTGCTGTAGTAAAACTAGGGAATTTTCCATTTTTTCGGTTTACTTCTTCTTCTTTTTAAGATTTAATTTTTTTTGCAACGTATTTAAAGTATCATCTATAAGATTATCTGGCAGATCTTCAAATAAACCTGTTTGACCTTCGCCTGCATTTTGCATCCTAATATCATACGCATCAAGTATCTTTCTCATTTGAGCAGCAGTTATATTTTCTCCACCAAACTTTTCTTCAATTTTTACAAGAAGTTTTTGGAAACTCTTTTGAGCTTTACGTAGCTGAGGAGTAAATAGTATTTCATCTATTAATTTTGGAGATCCAGTTGGTATAGCTTTATGTATAAGAGATATATCTTCTATTAATTCATCAAATTGACGTGGTCTATAGCCACCTTCTGCTAATTTATCTCTAACAAAAGGTTTATAATTTACATTATTAGTTTTAACAAAACCAAGCTGTTTGCTAGTCAATAGTCTTTGCATAGTTTCTTGTATATCATTGTAGTCTGTAGCTAACGCAGCATCAGCAAGTCGTTTATAAGCTGCTTGTGCCTCTTCAGCTACGGTAGCAGAGTCAGCTATAATTCTTCCCAGCTCTCTGGCTTTGGATTCTCTAAAAGCGTCACTCTGTGACATGTTTATCAAGACATCATCAGTAAAGAATTTTTCTCCAGATGGCCCTATAGCATCACTTAAAAATAAGTGTGCAAGATAATGAGGTGAGTCTACGTCAGCTGTGCCACCAACTAGACGTATAAAGTTTTCTTGTTCAGAACCTAGTCCATCTAGTGATTCTTTCATAATCTCATTGACTCGTTTATACATAGGACTGTTAAAACCTAGTCCATCATATATACCCATTATACCTTTTAAAGCTGCAATGTGATGTACGTTTGATACATCCATACGACCGGGTGTATACTTACCAGTCAAACCTAGTAGCTCTGCTGCTGGTTTAAATGTCTCACGAAACTCAGCTATATTAAAATCTTTAAATGCTTTAGTACCAGCAGTGCCTGCTCCACCTGACATTATTACATCAAGGTCTGTTTCAAACAGTTCAATGTATGCTCTACCATATTGCTTAGGCCGCATACTATCTCTAAACAAACGATAGTCAAAGTATAAGAAACCATCATCGTTTCTTCTTACAAACTCTGGTACTTGTCTAGCTGCTCGTCGTATTCTTGCATACTCTTTACTCTTTGGATCTATGTTAGCTTTTCTAAGCGATTCGTCAGCTACATCGTAGCGATTACGTTGACTTGCTAAGAAATCACTTAAATCACCACCCTTTGGAAGACTTCCACGACCTTTTATAGCAAACGCTGTAGCAGGCTTCAACTCTTCTACTTGAGGTACTCTCCTTGATATAGTACCATCAAGGTTTAGTTCATCTGTAACAAATGCTGTCCCTTTATTTATCTTATTTTTCAAAGCTTTATATGCTTCTCCACCATCCTTGATACCAAAAACAGAACCAAGAAGTCCACCAGCTACAAAGCCAGATGCTAAATCTGTAGTGGTTACTTCTTCTCCTCTACCTAGTTTTGTACCTGTTACGTCAATAGCACCAGTAGTACCACCTTTTAACACACTTTTGTAGAATCTGCCTGCTTTAGTAGCAGCTCTAAATGGCTGTAATCCCGGTATTAGACTAGCAGCAGATGCAGCAGCCATTTCACCTTGGTTTATTTCTTTTTCTCCTCTTATTTTCTGGTTTGCCCAGTTAAAAAAAGCAGATCCGGGAGCTTGTATTGCTGTACCAGCTCCGGGTACAAACGTATCAGCTACTATACCAGCAGCATCAAGACCTAAGTTTCCAAAGATTTCAACTAAAAGACCTCCGGCAAACCTAAGTCCATCATTATCTTTTATATCATCTAGATATGTAGGTTTACGTTTATAATTTGGGCCAAAGATATCTTCTGGTTTAGGTTGACCTTTTAAGTTACCCTCTGTCTGTATGTCAGCATCAGGACGTAAACGTTCCTTTCCTTTGTAATATCGACCCATTTGACGTGATATTCTACGTCTTCTTTCAATAGAAGTTTCACCGGGTCTATCTTCTAGTATATCATCTATTCGTTTTTGTTCTTCTTCTGCTCTTTTACGTAACTCTTCATTACCTTTTGTACGCTCCTGATACTCTCGATTACGACGTTCTAGATTTCTTTTAACATATTTATCTAATCCTTTCTCTGGGTCATTAGGATCAATTTCTTCGTTTTCATCTAGGTCGTCTTGTAGTATGTCATCTTCGTTCATCTAATATGTGATAGAATAGTTTGTTCTCTGTCAGTTATGCCGAATGTCGACCTCATCCAGTCCAGCCAGTCCTTACTACCTTTTTCCTGATTGCATCGTTGACAAGAAGGCACGACATTCGCCGTTTCATCTCTACCCCCTTTGCATTTAGGGCGTACATGGTCAATAGTGAGTTGTTGTAATTCATAAGTTCCTCCACAATAAACGCATTGACAATTAAAGTGCTCTTTGATAGCTCTTCTCCAGAGCCTTTTAGATTCTGAACTCGTCATGGTTATTAAGTTGTGTAAATAGTAATCAGGTGTTGGTAGTAATGGGGTCATCGGTTAATTTTGAGTCTGCTACGTCGGTTTTTTGATGGTTTTTGTAATCTGCCACGGGTCTTGCTACCCTTATAATGGGCGGCATCCAGACCGTCACGGTTTCCATATGTACCAAGTTTTCTATTAAGTTTGTTTGCATTGACTCTAATCTCTAGACCTTTCTTAGTTTTGTTGTACTTACGTTGCTGTTTGCGTCGCTTTGCAGCAGCCTTTGGATTTTTCTTGTAGTACTTAGAAGTTTTTGCCATAGACTTTTCTCTTTACTAAAGATGGATCTACAGTAGGTATGATCTTGTTGAGTTTGTCCAAGGGACTACCCTCATAAGCGACACCTGTAATGTCATTGGTTTTTAGCCAATCACAAGCTGCCTTTAGATCTTGTACTGTTGCTTCTCCACTCTTTATTCTGCGTAGAAAGTCCTCTGTAACAAGGTAGTGTAGCTCGTTAAAACTCTCTTCGGTTGCTTTCTTAGGTATAATCCTTGGATTCTCCATATTATTCTGATAATAAATTTTTCTTGACAAGAGCTGTAAGCTTGTCATCTACTGTATTGTCAGTAGTCTTACTGTATGCTTCTAGTAGACTTACTACAAGCTCTTTTACAGCTTTGCTGCCCAAAAACTTGAACAGTATCGGTTTAATTAGTGCAATCATTAGAATGATGGGGTTGTTAGGTCTGCTGTATCTTCAGCTTTTTTAACAAAACGTCCGTGCTCGTCACGCTTTGCTGTTTTCTTTTTTCTCTTTGGTTTTGCATCGGCAGCTGCTTGTGCTGCGATCTGATCTGATAGTGTGCTCATTTTTGCCAAGGCCATTTTTTCTTTTGTTTGGGTGGTTGTAAGGCAGAAATAGGTACGACATCTTGGCATAGTACTACCATTTCTGATTTAGGATGGAATGTAAAGCCACGCTGTCTAAGTTCTGCACATTTCAACGCACGGACTAGCTCATAGTCTAGTCTCATTTTTTCTTCCTGACGTTTAGCTATATCTCTACATTGCTGTAGACCTTTACGATCTAAGGGAATCATAAAGTTAACTTGAAAGCCCCAGTTCTGATTGATGTTATAACTATCTTCAGCTTCTGGTCTTGTATCGTTGCCCATATAGAAAGGACTAAACGTCATGGTAGACCCATTACATTGTATGTTTGGGCCATATACCTGACGTGACGATGCACCGTTGTTTTGAAACTGTACGGCTTGGTTCGTCACATTACCCGTAGCTGCTGCCACAGGATTTGATTTATTTACTGTATCTCCTTCTGCAAGTACAGGTGTTACTGAGAGAAGACAGAGAGCGATGTAGTAGTAGAGTTTATTGTAAAGTTGCGTGTATAATCTCGCTGCTCTACTATGCCTGCTGCTCTTGTTGTTGTTTCTAAACTCCATGGATTTGCTGTGTTAGTTACAGAAAATGTTGTACCACTGGTAGCAATGTCTGCCGACGGAGTTACATTTGTTCCAGACCAAGTGTTTACGGCTGCACCGAATACTTGCACTTGCTCTGTCTCGACGATAGTTTGAGTTGTAGTTGTTGTACTGTTCATTGACCCTGTTGTAAACTGAGGGGTGACAGTGTTTGCTCTTGCTACTGCGGGTGATAACAGGGCTAAGAGTATGATTAGTTTTTTCATACTTTTGGTTGTTTGTCTTTTTCGCCTTTTGTTCTACCTGTAGATAGGCCAAAGGTTGCTAGGGCTCCAGTAAAGATCGAAGCCACAAACGTTATATCTGACGATGCTCCAGTCTTCTTGACCATAGGCAGCTCTACATAGTTTAGTGTAATTATAAAACCAGACCAAATGACTACACCTAGACGCACTATTGCACCTAGAACTGCCATCTGTTCGTCATGGTCATCTATGTTTTCTTTGAGTTTTCTGAGCATGTTTTTCTTTTCTGGCGGTTTTGTTTCCATTTGTTTATCTTGCCTTGTAAGAACTTTTGTATTTTATCTTTCAACGCATTAATTACAGGTTGTGTAACAGTCGCAGCTGCCACAGCAGTTACAGCAGTAACCGATGCAGCAATTAGGACTTCTTGCGATGGTAAAGTGATACTAGGTAAGGGCGGAAAGTGTATTTTTGGGGGTGGGTTTTCTTCTGTTTGTACCTCCTTTGTACCTTCGGGTCTTCGTAAATCGCTCGGAGGTACGACCAAAGGTTGATATGAGGGAACATCAGCTGTAGGGAGAGGTAAAGAAGGGGTTTTTAATTGTATTGCATCTGGTAATACTATGGTGGGTAATTCCACTATGGCTTAGGATATTTGTCTTTAACTGCTTTAATATCCGCTTTCCAAGCGTCTATACCTGAGTGATAAATTTTATCTAATTGCTCTTCAATACTTGGATACTCATTACCTCTTTTCCATTGATAATCTAATGAGATATCAGTTTCTATTTGACTTACTGCTGCTGTTTTAATTTCATCTTCAGTTGGTAGAGCTGTACTATTTGTCCAAGTACTTTTTAATGTTTCATAGTTAAAAGGATTAGCACCTTCTATGTTTATGCCTAGTTTTACTAAACCACGATTTAATACATAAGTTGTTGTGTAAGTACCAGTTACTGAATTTACAGTTAAGTCGTAAAAATTTTCGAGTGGTGTGTCTTTTAAATGTGTCATTGTATTTATGCTGATGCTGCTACTTTTTGTAATATTGCTGTGAAAACACAGTTATACATTTGAACGCCTCCTATGCTATGGCTTGGTACTAACCTAGCAGTACTAGCGTTCCATGTACTATTAGCTCCGTCATTACTAAATCTCCAATTATAAGTTTTACCTGTACTTAAATATGCCATTTGACCAAAGAAGGGCGATGTACCATCACCACTAGCATATTGAATATCAGTTGATCTAAGACCTGATCTTGCAGAACCGTTATTATAATCTCTAGCTGGTGCATTATCAGTATCATTATATATGTAAGGTGCACGATAATGT